TCCTTTTGTGTCCGGTAATATTTGTTTTCCGAACACTTATATGGATACCACTGCGTGGTGTAATGGAGGACCCTTTCACTATTTAGTTGATCGTACAACGACAACTATAACAGCGTCTGGGAAGTTCCGTTACTATAGACCAGAATTCGACTTGACTCGTACCGATTATTCATCGGCCATGAGATCTATACAGCGTCAGTTGACTCTGTACGGTCTCAGAATTAGTCCGTCGAATATCTACAAAGCAACACCTTGGACGTGGGCAGCCGATTGGATATCAAACGCGGGCAAGTTAATTGACCGCGCTAATGATTATCTACTCGACTCTGTTGCGTCCCAGTATCTTTTTGTGTCTAGTCATGTCAAGAAGGAACGATTGTTAATTCAGATCATTCCTTTCAAGAATGCCTACACTATACTCTCGTTTTCACGTCATTTTGACGTAAAACAGAGACAAGAAGATGCAAGCCCTTATGGGTTCAACCTGTCTGTGTCTAATTTAACGGCCAGACAATTAGCGATCGCAGGAGCTCTTGGTATAACTCGTTGGTGAAAGCCAACGGTGTATCAAGCCTGAGATCTATCTGCTGCTAGAATTAAAGTGGAGACAGGATGAGCTCTGTAGTCACCCCTAGCAGTTTAATGCTCCTTTAAACTTCGGAGATCAACCACTATGTTTACCGACCCACAATCAATTACTGTCAATGCTGTAGCTCAGTCAATGCCTCGAATTCAAATCGATGGCAAGAAATGTGTCTATCAGAAATCTGACGGCACATTCACTTTGACTATTTCGCATCAGATCATCGCAGGCGATCGAGTTCGCTCGGTTGCCCGTGTTGATCAAAAGGCGATTGTCCCAGACCCGTTAACTGCTGTTAACGATTATGAGACGTTGAGCTTTTATGTCGTAATCGACCGACCCTTAGCAGGGTTTACGTCGACGCAGACTGATCAGCTAATAACCGGTTTTAAAACCTGGTTAGACAGCACTGCGATTGGTAAGCTTTTTGGCCAGGAGTCTTAATATGAAGTTCAATTGGAAATCCTTTTTGAACGACATACTGAAGATCTCTGTGGCGGTCTTACCGTCACATATCGAGCTTGATGAGGACGATTCGTCCGAATCAAAGCTTCCATCGAAAGATGGCGGCAGGGTAGTTAAAGTCAGCATTGCTGACTCTAAGACTACATCTGTAGATTCTCCTTCCACCAAATAGCTTTCACAACCTTGAGTGATTGGTTGTAATCGTCATTGACGAAAGGTAAACATACGTGGCTTGAAATTTCGCTTCCGAATGAGGAGGCTAATTTGAAAAGCAACGTAAGTGATTATCTGGAGTTGGTAGCGTGTGTCTATATAGACGCGACTACCAAGTGTCCCGCTGACGTCTCTGATAACCGTGATCTTTTAACTATAAGATCACGCGTTGAAGACGAGGGATTATCTTTTTTGACGATAACCCTTCCCAAATTCGCCAGTGACCTCTTGCGAGGCCTGGAGAACGGGTTTGTTGACTCAAGTCTCTTTGCACGTTGGAAACGCGCAAAAGGATCTGTGATGCCCGCATTTTTGCAGGGGATCACAAGTCATATCTTCAACTTCGAGACAGGAAAGGTGATTTACAATGAAGTATTCCCCCATAATGGAGGTTCTCCAAGCGATTTTTCTTACTATGTTGATGCTGTACGGCAGATATGCCTTACTCTCAACAAAATTAAGATGGACTGCACCCCGAAAAGGGTCCAGTCCGCGCTTGAAAACTTCGTTGAAATCGAGAACTCGTTCTCAACGTTTATTATTTCCGAAGAAGAACGTGCCAAGTTTTTGGCTGTTTCTTCTGTGCTCTGGGACAATTTGTGTACTGATTTTCAGTGCACTGATTGTACTCCAACGCACGGTCCCGGAACTACTGCCGAATCAATTACTGGAAATCAGAAATTTATTTGGCGTAGATGGCACGATCGTCTTGAGCCTTACTTCCCTCTTATCGACAATGGGTACCCTTTGGGTACTCCCGTTGATTCTGAGGAGCTCAAAATGATTACGATCGTTTCAGAAGCGGATGAAGACCCAGTTAGGGTCATCACCGTTCCAAAGACGTTGAAAACGCCCAGAATCATCGCAATTGAGCCCGTCTGCATGCAATATGTGCAGCAGGGTATTCGGTCTTGGTTATATACCAAGATCGAGTCGTATTGGTTATCGGCTGGCCATGTTAACTTTCGTGACCAGTCTATTAACCAAAAGCTCGCGATGAGAGCCTCGCGTACAGGTCGATTTGCAACGATCGATCTTTCTGATGCCAGTGATCGTGTTCCACGAGATCTGGCATTAGCGATGTTTCGTGCGAATCATGATTTATTTGATTCTATCGAAGCATGTCGTTCGGCTAACGCTTTACTCCCTAATGGCCAACTTGTTGGTCCTCTTAGGAAGTTCGCGTCCATGGGTAGTGCTCTCTGTTTTCCAATTGAAGCGATGTATTTCTACACAATATGTGTAGTCGCTTTACTGGATCACTTAGGCCTTTCCTACACACAGAGAAACGCTTATCGCGTAACTCGAAGTGTGTATGTGTACGGTGACGATATCGTCGTTCCGTCCGCATATGCGGGTATTGTCCTCGATTACCTACAAAAATACAATTGTAAGGTAAACCTCAATAAGACTTTCGTTACTGGAAAGTTTCGAGAGTCATGTGGGGTTGAAGCGTTCGCCGGCATAGACGTAACTCCTGTCTATGTCCGTTGTCCGCCTCCTGAGGGCAAACACCAAGCCTCAAGTATTATCTCATGGATTGCCACCGCAAATCTCTTTTACAAAAAGGGAATGTGGAGGACAACCCAATTCATGCGAAATAAGTGTGAAAGACTTGTAGGGTCTCTACCTTACTTGCCTGAGAATACTGAGGGAATTGGCCATATCTCGTATTTGGGCAGAAATGTACGTTCCATCGGAAGATGGAACAAGTTTCTGCATCGTTTTGAAGTAAAAACGATGGTTCCCAAGCCGGTCCGTCGCACTGACGTGCTGACGGGATATGGGGCTCTAACTAAAGCTTTCCAAGGAC